GATGAAGCGCTCGTCTGCGATTACTACTTCTGTGAAGGTTAGGGTCACGCCGTAGGCCTGGAACACTTCATGCTCTTGTGCGTCTCCCAGCGGCTGATATTTAGCATTTGTCACATTGACCTGGGTCTGGAATGTTTCAACGGTGGCCAGCATGACGCCCTCGTCGTTATAAAGTGCGCCATCTTTCCCGGTCAATACTTTCCTGGCGTCAATCGGTGCTCTGTTATTTAACATACCTTATCCTCCTTCCTTAAGATTCAGGCGAAAATCTGAACTTGAAGGTCAGATATGCCTTTTCTATGCTGTCGATGTCGTCAACAGCAATTACAAACCATGCGCTGTCTCCTGCAGGTGGATTGAGCGGATCCTCGTAAACGGTACCGTCCAGGAGTTTCTTCTCGCCGATCATGGCGTTAACTACTCCCTGGGCCGCAGCTATGAATGTTGCTCTTCCGTCACTGTCGTTGTTTATCTTGCCGATCAATGGATCGGTGGTTGCTACGATCCTTTCGATGAGCTCAAACCTGGTCTTGGTCCTGCGGATTTTCTTCCAGCCTTCATCCTGGTTGCCGCTTGGTGTTACCAGGGTGTTGATGGCGCTCTCTATCCAGATCTGGTCGCTTGCGTTAACTGTGAGAACGAGGCAGCCTTTTTGCAGTGCCTTCTCAATCTGGCTATTTGTCAGCGGCTCTGCAAGAGAAACAAAGCCGTTTACCACGGTGTGGGTCAGGCTTGTGTTGGAAGCTGCGGCTGCTATCATGCCACCGATCCTGGCTGCCAGCTTGTATCCGTCATAAAGGTTGCCACTGGCGTCATATGCCGGGTTCAAGACGTAGATTATTTTCTCGTCGTTGAAAGCTGCAGCATGGTTCATTCTGGTGTCGAGGTCCACGTCCTTTGTCTCTGCTATGCAGGCCATCGATGTAGCTCCTGCGAGGTAGATCCTCTGGATAAATGATTGAACCAGTGCATGAACTGCTGTATCTGATGTGTCTACGCACAGCACGTTCCACTTGCCAGCTTCCAGAACATTAAGCGCTGCGCTGTATTCGGCGTTGGTTACTGTCGGATTGGTTCCTGGTGTCATGGCCGCCTGTGCTACTGTTGCCAGTAACTTGTTTCCATCGGCGAGCTTTTCTGCTGTGAAGTTCTTGCTGTTGGCAAATGCTGCCACGAGAGCTTCAGGTTCTCCTGCTCCGGTTGAGCCTTTTGTAAACTCCACCTTTTCAAATTCTGCGGTCCCTGAATAGATGATGCATTCGCGTTTATCATCGTTCAGTAAGCTATCCCTGATGGTTACGCTGAACGGACGGTCTCCGACATATTTTGCGGTGATCTTTACCACGTCAGCTGAAGCACTGTCTTTCAAGGTTATTGTTGCGGCTGTTCCACCGGTACCGGCTCTTACTGCTTTTACTTTGCTGCAGCCTCCGTTGAACATTTCTGTGATTGCATCCACGGTGAGCTCTGTTCCAAAGGTGGAAGCTGCCGCGCTGGGGCTGTCAAGTTCTACAAGCTTGTTGAGCGGTCCCCAGTTTGCCCTGATAACTACTGCGCCTATACCGTTTACGGCTCCGGCCAGCGATACGCCGCCGGCGTTCTCATATCTGGTATAGACGCCAGGGCGGACTTTCTTTTCACCTATTGTGAAAACTCCTGCCATGTTACTTGACCTCCTTCGTCATGAAATCTTTTACTATTTTTGCTGCCTGTGTTTTTGTGGCCTTTGTGATGCCCGCCACGCGGAAGGCAGCTATTACGCATTCAGGCAAGACCTTTTTCCCGAATACCTTTTCTGATGCTGCAGCGAGCTCTTCGGCTGTGTATTCGGGCTCCTGGATTATCTGCTCCTCGGAGCTGGTCTTCTTGATGTTTTCGGTTTTGCCAGCCATAGAATAACCTCCTATTCCTCATAATCTGTTCCTGCGAGCTTATATTCGACCGTATATCCTGCAGTTGGCTGCGGCGCTACGTTGACATTTACCTTTTCCTCCAGTTTCTCACGCGGGATATTCGTCTTTGCCAGCACATGTGAATATTTCGGTCTGCGGAGTATGCCAAACCGAACATTTATTCGAAGTTGTCCTGTTATAAGGTAATTGGCCGCGCTGTCGGCCCTTATGCTTCGTATAAACATGGGAGATGTGTCCAGCATTGTAACCTCTCCCTGGGTTGCCAGCGTGTCTACGAGGTATTTAAGCCATTGCAGCCTTGCTTCTGCGGATGGAGCAAACACATGTCCAGCTATGGTCCCGTGCATCCATGCCACTGTATTTGTTTCCTGGGCCAGCTCTAAAGTCGCAAGCCTGAAATAAAAAGCAGGCTTGTCATTGCCTGCTGTGAAATAGTCCGGGATCTTGTCTCTCCCTATCAATACAGCGGCCGGCTCCCATTCCTTGATGAACTCGCTCATGGCCATGATGGGATCCGGGTCTGTTGTCTCTTGGCAGGGAAAAGCCAGCACGTCAAAAAGAACTGTTATGCCGTTTACATGGGATCCTTTTATTGTGTTTGCGCTTACTTCGAAGCTGTCTGATCTTACCCAGGCCAGGCAATACGGAGGCTGTTCGGCCGGCTGCATGAACACATCGCATAAAGCAGCGCGCACTTCCGGTTCTATTTCTTCCGGAGGGATTCCTGATTCAATGCACCATATATTGAGCGTCATTAATCCGGAGCTCTGCCGTTCCGGATTGGCCTGCATATCTACCACAAAATCAATCCTCGGATACTGCTTTTTGCCTTTCCAGCCTTCGTTCTGGTCTCCAGGAGCTGCCTGATAGAAAATCGCCGGCAGATTGTCGAACTTGGCCAGCTTGTCCGTGAGGTTTTTGCTGGCTAAAAGTCGGTTATAGATCAAATCTTCCAATGTCATTGTTCATCGCCTGCCGTGCCTTCGGTTTTGATGGTCTCCATGTCGGTAGTCCATTTGACCGTCCATTTCCCGGCAGCTACTTCTGAAGCGAGTATCGTGAAGTAGTTCGTGACATTCCCCAGGCCTGGCAAAAATAAAACGGTCAGCTTTTTATCGCTCACCGCTGTTACAATCCCATTCCTGGGTTCATCCCATGTCTCATGCTTCGCTCTGATTAAGTCTCCTTTGTGCACGCTGGCTTTATCAAACACTTTGCTTGTGGCGTCAATTATTAACGGCATGGCTTCCCTCCTTCCCTGGTTTATTTAAGATATGGCTCGCTGTAGATCTGTTTAATCTTTGGCTTTGCAGCCTCGATTATCGGCTCCTCGAATGGACGCGGCTCAATAGTGAGATGGTAAGCTATGGTTTTTGTTCCGCCTTTTTTCAGCTTCTTTATCTTCTGAACTTCGCCGTCAAATCCTTTTTCGAGGATTGGGGCATATTTCACGTCAGTAATAATTGCAGGCCTTACCGTTAGACTGTTGCCTGCTGTCTCCGATCCTGTCCTTGTCTTCCAGCTTAAGCGCAGGTTACCGGTCCTTGCTGCAGGTGGTTCTCCTGGCGCTGATGCCGTATATCTGCTGCTTGAAAAAGGCCTTTTGTAAACGCGACCTGATCTTTGGCCTCGTAGGACATTAAGCGCTGCATTTCGGAGCTCATTGGCGGCCCTGAAAGCTCTGGATTTCGCTTCGTAGTTTATCTGGTCCACGATCTTGTCTATCTCGGGCTTAATCTTGATATTCATGGCCATCGAAGCGTTCCTCCACATAGTAAATGGTCCAAAGTCCCAAGGCGCCCGGTTCGTCTACTCCCTGGATGAAGAATATTCTATCTCCAAAAATCAGGCGGTCCTCCGGAGCCGCCTTGGGTTTCCCTTTTTGGACTATTACGTGACTTATAGGATGTTGGAGCTGCCGCCATCTCTCCTTCTCCTGGGGTTTGGCCTCGGCCAGGACGCCTCTTATTTTCTCTCCCTCGTCGTTATATCCGCTTTTTGCCCTTCCGCGTGAGCTTATGGACCTGTCTTTCTTCTCTACAATAAAGTCTTTATAAAGGTTTCCTGGCCTGAGATACACATCCCCCACCTTCCTTTCGTCCTGCTGTCGGGTTATCCATCATTCCTTTGTAGAAGTATGGGTCTCCGCTTATCGCGGCCGGATTTGCGCTCGGCACTGAATAATTGCCTAATTCGGCCTTGAGCTCCTTATACATTTCACGCCATACTTCTGCACGGGCCTGTAGGCCCAGGGAAAGAGGACCGACATCTGTATCTACCTCGTAGGAAAATCGCCGACATATACTTTCAAGTAACACCAGCTTTGCTTTTTTCCACTTGTTTGGGTACATCTCCAAAACAGCATTGATTTCCTCGTCGGAAAGGGCTGCTGTTTCGGCTCCTCCCTCTACCATGGTGTCGCCAAGCTCAAAGCGCATTCTATCTTTGCCTTTTTCCTTAATCTTCGTTGGGTCATAGGTGTATTTTCTCTCTGCCATTATGCATCACCCTGACCCTTATCCTCCTCGTTGTCGCCCTGCTCTTCCTCTCCGCTGGTCTCCATTTGGGCTACCCTTTCCATGATTGCTGTCTTGACCGTTTTTCTGTAGTCAAGCGCATCAATCAGTATAAGGATTTCCTCTTTATCGATTGCGCCCACTTCCTTGGCAGCCTCCTCTGCATTAAGCTGCAGGGTAGCTATAGCTTTTACTATATCCTCTGGCTTCATTTCCAGCTCAATTAGGCCGCCTTTTGCAGTGATAGGTATAATAATACCCTTTTGCTCTTTTTCGTCGTTCCTGGGCGATTCTGGGGCTTCTCCGCCGGTCTTTTGAAGCTCGGCTACCTTCGCTCTTAAAAATTTGTTTTCCTCCAGTAGCACGTCAACATTCACTGCCGGAACTATAAGCCCTTGCTTGATTAAGACCTTTTCACGGCTCGGAAGAACGGCTTCAGCTGGAATAGCGTCGCCTTCTGAATAGGCGACGCCTCCAAGTACACACGCTTTTTTGCAAATGTAACCGTAACTGTTACCGTTCATCTGTGCCCATCCTCCTTCTTTTCTTTTATACGCACTGATCAAAGTAGATTGCCAGATCGTCGCAGGTCTTCTTCATGTCAGTGGCCATCAAGCCTTCGATGAACTCTGCATGTGTGCCTCTTTCTCCTTCGTACTGGTCAATTGCGATGTACTGACCGTTTCCGAGCATATCCCAGGTGAAGATGTATCCTGCGCTGGGCTCATCGATGGAAGGATTGTCGGTTGCATAGCAGAGCAGTGCGCCGTCGGTTGCACATACAAACTGCATGTCTTCCTGACCGATGCCGCCTGCGTT